GGTTGGTTCAAGCGATTGTTGGGTTTTTCGCTTGAAGTAACCGGCCCACTCGGTTATATCGAGTCATGCTCCAATATTCGTTCTGCATTGTTGCAGATCGGATATTGGAACAGCGCCCTTTTAAGGGCGTGCTTGGCTCGACGGGAGAGAGTCATTGTCGATTACCTGGAGAAGGCGATCGACATGAGTCTCGTAGTTCATCCATCTCCTCAATTCGACTCTCTAATCACCTGGTTAGGGTGGTTAAAGAGATTGCCAATTTGTATACGCCCGCAAGCGGAAGCTGCGGACGCATACTTGGCTAACGAAAAGAGGATTGAGTCGATTAATTTCGACTCGCGGATTGAACTCCCGAAATTGGCTGCAATCTGGAGTGAGTGGTTGGCGGATTTCCGCCTCACCCCTCCTTTTGCGCCACGTCACGGTTCCGGATCGACAGCCGATTCTGGTCGTGTACGTGCCCAGAAGTGGGCTAATACCGGCTGGGATCGTGCTGCACGCATCTTGCTGCATTACCCTGACTTAAGGAAGGTACTTGACCGCCCTGCCACATTGCGAAAGCGTGTGGCTAAGGTTGTCTTTGTACCTAAACAGGCAGGCAAGGACCGTACTATATGTATGGAACCTGCCTGGCTGCAATTCCTTCAGCAGGGTGTTGCAGGTCAATTGGTTGATTACATACATAGTCGACGAAGTCAACTATCTATGTATATCAATCTCTATTCACAAGAGGTGAATAGAGAGCTTTGCGCTTGGGCTTATACCCGGCGCTTAGCAACAATTGACCTCTCAGATGCGTCGGATAGTGTCTCCTGGTCCCTTATAGGCAAACTTTGCGGTAAGTTACCGATTTATCGGTACTTACTCGCTACGAGATCTACACACTTTACTCTTCTTGGTAAAGTGCATAGATCCATTAAGTTTGCCCCTATGGGCTCTGCGCTTTGTTTTCCTATTGAATGCATATTGTTTGCATCAATAGTAGAACTAGCGTACAGGATACACTACGGCCAGGCCAGTCGCGGGCACCACTCTGGGTGCTCTGTCTACG